GTGGTGCAGGTAGTGTCCATTGATGCCCATAAAAATAAAATGGGTGGAAGCAAAGTGGACATAGGCAAAGAAAAAGGGGCTACGCTTCCGCGTAACCCCTTGATTTATTTGGTGGAGCTGGCGGGAGTTGAACCCGCGTTATTTGTTTTGCATCTTATTGTTATAAATAATATTTTTATGAAATATCTTCGCTGCGTATCCTTTGCAGCTCCTTTCATGTCCCACCACTGACCTGTTTGGGTTTGTATGTGCTGCCGTCATAGTCTTTCAGATATGATCCATAATGTCTGAAAAGCATCTCTGGGCCTTTATGTCCCATTTGAGCGGCAAGCCAGAAAAGATTAACTCCCTGGCTAATGTGTTTTGTTGCAAATGTGTGCCTTGTCTGATATGGGTTGCGATACCGAATTCCAGCCTTTCTCAGTGTAGGCACCCAGGCTTTTTTACGAATTGCATCTGCACCTGCCCAAGCCTCGCCTGTTTTAGGATCTTCAAATATCACGTTGCCTTTCATGAAAGTGAATGCCTTCTGATTTAATAGGGCCGACATAGCGTCTGTGTTCAGTTCGACTTTTCTGGTACCGGCTTTTGTCTTCGTTCCTTTTATTATTCCCACAACTTTTGCCGACTGGACATGTGCGGTTTTGCCAATAAAGTCGATATCTTGCCACCGAAGCGCACATAACTCGGAGCTTCTAAGTCCTGTATGTATCGCAAAAAGGAATAAATTTTCCCATTGCTTTTGTTTATTGCCTGCTGCTGACAGTAATGCAGTAACCTCGTTAGGAGATAGGGGGTCAACAATATATTCGCTATCATTTTCTATTCGTTCAGTTTGATACCGTGATGCTGTGACTAAATTCACAGGATTCATACAATCAGGCAATCAGTAACTGCTTCATCTATGGCGCTTCGTAAAAATGACAGATTGTTCCTGATTGTTTTCAGAGCAGTTGATCGTTTTTGAATCCAAGTTTTTAATATTGCTGGTGTTAAATAAGATTCCAAAATAGCGCTACATCTTATACTACTCATAATTCTATATATAACAATGGGTTGAAGAAGGCCATGTGTAGCAAAATTATGAAATGTTATTTAACTCTATAACGGGAATTTTATGTAATTCAGATAGAGCAGTTTTACATTTTTTATATCCATTAATTGTGGATGGTGATAAATTTCGGGTTTCACAGATTTTTAAATACTCATCTAAATAATCTTTTATTGTTCTACCTTTATTGACATTTCCGAATATTTTTAGACGTGATGAATTAGGGAAAAATTCAGCATAAATAAAAATATCCCGTTCAATTTTATTGTATATTTCGCCGAGTTTACGCTCGGCATATTTAATATTTTTGGGCGTCACTTCCAGATTTGAGAGGGGTTCTCGGCATTTAACCCCCTTATATGTAAAAGAGATATTTATAGTTTCACCAGAACGATGTTTCCTTACTGTAATGCCTCTGGGCAATTTGCTATACTGTTTTTCCTGGCCCACTTAGCTACCTCATTTAAATCAATCCAGCGTTCCTTAACACCTTCAACTTTCAGTACATGTACGCCATCAAGCCAAACACCGCGCTGAATGCGTTTATTAATTGCATCAACTGTTTCCCCTGTTGCATAGCAATAAGTGGATATGGGAACACATTCAATATTTACCATTTATTTACCTCACATGGTTTTGCCTCATCATTGATATAATGATCAGATCAACGGCAGCACAAACACGGGTAATATCACCTTGATTGCAAGATGTATTTTTGACACTGGCTGCTAATCTTCCCAATTTGATATCGAAGTTGGTTAATAACTGTTGTCCTGGTTGCCAGGGTTGCATGATGGTTCTCCGGTCAATGGATTTACCATCATGCTATTCATTGTGTTACCTGATTTCTGATTAAGCTTAATCAGTTTTGAGTGTGAATTATGGCCTCAATGGGTAAACACTCAAAAATTCCAGGGCCTTGCATCCCCATATCTGCTATGAAATTTTTTTCATCCTGGTAAATATGGCCGTAAGGAATGTACTGGCAGTTTATCGAAGAACATACAAGTAGAAACAGACCGTATATCATTTTCGGTCCCTCATTTTCTCGATAGCTTGAGAATTGGATACTGGAACTATTTTAACGTCAAATGGGAAATCATAGAGTACATTACAACTCCTATCGATAATGATGATCCCATTGCGACCATCAGGTAGCGTTAATTTAACAATTTCATTTTTGCTGTGTGAATGTCTTAACATTGGTCTGTCTCTTTTAATTTACCTTCAATTTCGCATTCTGCTGCATGTTTTTTATCTAATAGACACATGACGAGAAATACAAACGTAAATTCTACATGCTTGTCGGATTTATTTTTTGACATTACCCACTTGTGTTAATTTAAGGTAATGCTAAATATCTAATGGAGGTAATATTGGTTATTTCCAGTTAATTCATTTTCCATTGAGGCCAGTAATTTATTTTTTAATTGAGCAATGATTTTCTTTTCTTCATCTGTAATATCTTGACTTTCTCCTGTTATCCATTCTACTTGGTATTTATTTAGGTTTTCATCAAATGAGATAATGATTTCTAATCGTGCAGCCATAAATCACTCCATATTATTTATTGCCCCAGTATTTGTGGGATGTAATGAATATTAACGTACTTGCAGGCTTCTCTGGCCGATTTCAATATGAGCTCCCGGTACATTGATACCGTTTTCAATAGCTTCTTTGATGGCTTTTTGTCCGGGGCGGTAATTGTCTGCACATCAACTAACTCATCAGGTAATTTTGACTCATCATCAATGATGACATTCATAATACCTTTTCTGGCTGTGAACGTGTTTCTGGTAGTTCGTAGTGAATCCATGCCGGCTTTCAGTAAACAGTCCAGCGCATACTTTTTTAGGTTTTTTACTTGCCTTTCGAATGATTTTTTACGGTCAGTGAGTCGCTTAGACTCATCCGCAAGAATCTTGGCTTGGCCTTCTATATTGCGAACATGGATCATGATAGCGTCAAGTTTATCACCGATAGTACATTCGATACTTTCAAGTGTATCGGCGATATCTTCTGGCGAGAACTCGCCGGTTTCTACCAACTGTTGTAATTTTTCATAATCTGCTGCTAATGCAATTGCGGTTGTGGTCATTGGTTTGCCTCTTCTAATTGGGTTAAACATTCTTTCTCTATTTCATTCAAGCGACGCAGACGACCAGATAAGTACTTTTCATAATCCTTGTCTCCTTTGGCCTTGGAATTGCCTAAATGAATGCTTAATTCACGGATAAGGGTAGATGCTATGCCGCGAATTTCATTTTTGCTGACAGCGGTGCGCATAGTTTCTGTATTACGGGTGAACTTATCGTCTAGTTCCTTGCGTAATCTGACTAGATCCTCGGCCTTATCACTGGCGGCCTTGATTTCAAATTCAATATTATTGTCAGCCAGATATTCAGGGTTGTCATGCATACCCATAAATACATCAGCAGAAAATCCAAGCATCGATAACGCTTTCTTTATAGCATCGGTGAGTGATTTCTTGATGGCCTCTCCATCTGTTTTAATTCCATATTTGGTTCTGTACATGTATGGTGTTGCACCATAACTTTCAATTTCAGCACAAATGTCACATTCAACCAGATACCAAAAGAGAATTTTGATAGAGTGATTTTGTTCACATATTAATGTGCCGTCAGAATCACGTAAGAATCGGCTCCCAATTTGTTTATTTTTGTCGTCATAGATAGGTTCTGACATGGGTGCACCATTGATCAGTTTTTCTTCTGTGACATTACAGCCCCATCCATAACCGAATGGTCCGAATAGTTCTGTTGCCCGCATAAACATATAGTTACTGTTTATGCTTGTACCATTGAACCCCATTCCCTCCAATGGTTTTGTAAAGTGGGGATCGGTACGTTGGACAGCCTTCCAGATACGGAGATTAGTTTGCTGTTCATTGCCTTGTGCCTTGATAGTTTCTTCCAGCAAATTGGCCCGATGTTGGAAGTTATCATCATTGGTGCTCAGGGTGGCGACAGGAGGCAATGAGGTGACTTCATCATCCGCCGTAGTGTTGTCTTGTGCAGTCTCTTCTACTGCTTTGTCCTCTTTGGTTTGCTTGGTTTTTCTGGTCTTGAGAGACTTGGCTTCGCTTTTTTTCTCCTTAACCTGTAGCGCTGCCTGTTGGGTTTCAACTTCATCTGGAGTGACATCTGTTATTGAGGCTTCTGATGTTGACACCGAATAATTGGAAACCTTGGGTTTCTCTTCTGGTAATTCAACGGGTATGTCGGTATCACTTAAAGTACAGTTTAAGAATTCCTTAATAGCGACGGCATCGGTCAGAAATTCAGGGTGGTGTTTACCTTCACGTACGACTCTGAAAAGCGTTTCCCGTGGAATGGACAGAGCGTCGGTTCTGATACGAAATGCGGTAGACCACTGCCGCCATGCTTCATTGTTATTTGTTATCAGTTGCTTAGCTTCTTTCATACTGTGTGACATAATCGCCCAGCAATGAAAGTCACCGTCTAGTAATGCCAGTGCAATTTCCAGATCTAACGTGGCGTAAGTGTGATTAAAATCACGTGTAGTAATAGATGGGTTTTTCTTTGGTTCGAGCGTTCTAGCCTGCCATGTGGTGCCGTTGAACTCGTATTCAGTAGCAAATTTTTCATCAAATTTACCAATTGGTGGGCGAGGGAAGCCTTGTATATCTTTACAAATAATCGGTTTTGATGTGTTGAAGTTGCTCATATCGTCCGCGTACTCTTCCCCAAGGTAAACAATGGCCATAGCTTTAGCCATTTTTTCGGAATTGGCTTCGAGTGCAATTGCAAGTGGTACGGCTCCATTTTTTTGAGCTTTTTTTGTCGGCTCAAAGACACAGATATATGTGAACATTGGTCTTGCCTCTTTAATAAATTGCTTTTTTTGCCAATCTTATTGCTGCCTTAATCCCAGGGCGCGAGCATACTTTTTTACCCCCCCCCCCTTGAATGAACCGTAATTATATGATCTCATTCTCCTTATTTTTCTTTTTAATACTCGCCCATGAATCCGAACCAGACCCTGATTGAACATTTAACCGTTGTGAAAGAAACTCGTTCTGACATCAATCGTCAATACGAGCTGATTGATGTTATTTTTCTTGTCATCAGCGCCATTCTCGCTGGCGCTGAAGGTTGGCAAGATATTGAAACTTATGGTCGGGCCAAAATTACGTGGCTGAAAAAATATCGCCCCTTTCTCAGTGGAATACCATGCCGACACACGGTTGCCAGAATTGTGCGCGCTATTGAACTTGATTCGCTGTTGGAGGCTTTGCTCAACTGGATCAATGAACAACGTGAACAGGCAGGGAAACCGGTCATTGCCTTCGATGGAAAAGTTCTGCGACGCGCCTACCGTAATGAAAAGCAAAACGCCGTCCAACTGGTCACGGCATATGATACGGAACAAGGATTAGTCCTGAGCCAGAAAGCCACTGCCACGAAAAACGGGGAAATCAGTATCGTGCGGCAGATGTTGGATATCCTTGACCTGAAAGGCAGCATCGTCACGCTGGATGCTTTGCATTGTCAGCGCCAAACGCTGGAAAAAATCAGCGAAAAGAAAGCCCATGTCGTGGTTCAGGTGAAAAAAAATCAACCCCATCTGTGGGAAGCCGTCCAATCGCAATTTCAGGCGGTGTTTGATGCCGGTAAAGAAAAAATTATCACGGAAGTTAAGCAAGAAGCCCATGGCCGGCGTGAAGAGCGTTATGTGTTTCAGTTAAAGCCCCAATTTACGGCAGAATTAATCGAGAAATGGCCGACCATTCGTAGCATTATCGCCGTAGAACGTCACCGGACACAAAATGGCAAAGGAACGGTGGACACGTCTTATTATGTGAGTTCCCTTTCGCCCAAGCATAAATCACTGGGATATTATATTCGCCAGCATTGGCGGATTGAAAATACCCAGCACTATATTCTTGATGTGGTCTTTAAAGAAGATGATTCACGAATTGTTCTGGAGGGTGCAGTTGAGAATCTGGCCTTATTCCGTCGTATCGTCCTGAATCTGGTCAAACAATGCGATTGCGGGGCACCGAGCCAAAGGAACAAGCTTAAAAAAGCGGGTTGGTGCGATGATTATCGGGCAAGAGTTTTCTTTGGATGAATAGCAGTCAAAGTATGCTCGTGCCCTGCCTTAATCCCGGCTTTTGGCATTTTGACTTTTGGATATAATCCCTTGACAGCATTTGAATAAACCATTCCTGTCGTTGGGTAATATTCAACTCGCCTTTTGCCACCGATAATAGATATATGCATAGTTGCGTTTGTTGTATCGCTATTATTTTCATGCTCAATAGCAATTAAATCATTATCTAGGATTAAATTAATTACATCATTTATGTTTTTCATAAATACACCTGAGCCTTAATCAGGTATTTTTTCATCAGATTTAGACATTGGTTTTTCTTCAATGCATAACAATGATTGAATATGGCCCTCAAGTTCAGAGGCTTTAGCATGAGCTTCCGCAAGAACTTTATTTTGTTCTTTCTTTAGAGTATCAATTTGTGAGTTTATAAAGTCTGGACGACTAATATTTGGATATGGGATTTCTATATCATGAATAGTGACAACTGTACCAAAGATCGATGCATTTCCGTGTTTACTTGCGTCATGTGGTAAGACTGTGATGTTCATTTTTCGTGAAATATTATTTTCGATAGCGTGAACATAGAGCTTTACTTGTATTGTTTCTTGTTGTGCTTTCATAGCAACTCCTGATATATTGTTAGCGATCAATGATGGAAATCATTGGTCTTGCCTCTTCTAACGAGTTGGTCCTCGTTAGTAGAAATTCCCGGTTAGCTTTGGTCGGCGATCCGGGGTAAAAGAACCCGCCACTTCGGTGGGTTTTTTTACATCTGTTGATTCTTAGTTTTTCCCCATATTGGTATTAGTTGGTACGGATTGATCAACGATAAATACCATTCAGAGGTTATGGTTTTAATAAATGTTTCAAACAGACCGATGAATTGGCCTAATTTGATATTCTGCATATCATTACACATAAGAACTGTTGTTCGATTGGTTAATGTGCGGGTCTTTCCCCGCCGTCCGTTGATTCACGCAGTTTCTAAGAAACCCGGCAAGAAGAACCGTAACGCACCAACTGCCAGTGTTTTTGTACCATTCCCACCGCTGGCTGGGGAATCCTGGTGTTGGTTGATCTTTCCTGTTCCACTTTCTGGTAAATACAGTTGTTATATGTGGTAATCATGGCAGGTCACATTGAACCCTGCTCTTCTCCTCCCTCATGACAATTGAAACTGTAAATTCGGTTTTGAACACTTAACCTAAACGGCTGCTGTGCCGTGCTACTGATTAGCAAATCATCTACCTCTTCGTATGTCGGTAGCGACTACTGCGTGGGCGTCCTGCCTGTTTGCTGTTGAAATTGAGTTCAGTAATTGATAAACGAAAAGTAAAGTAAAAATTAAATAATAAGAAGGGCTTATCAAAGTGTTAAGTTTAACCATTTGATTTATTTTAATTTTTATATTTATTTCAAGGTGTGAACTGAATGAATTTTCCCTTGGTGATAGCACTGTGAAATAGGATGGCCAAGATAGTTTTAGAGATTCGCTATGCATATAGCATGATAGTTTTTGGGTGTTGGCTGAAGGTTAATTAATTTTTGGATTGGGTGATTGAGGTTAACGGTTTATTCCGTAGGGTTCAGGGTAAGATAAAAATCTTGTTGATAAATAAGAAAAAAGTCGGATGGCGACTTTTTTCTATGCTTTCTTTTGCCTCTTTTTATGTAATAATTCTTCTAGTAAATTATCATAATGCCGTTTTTTATCTTCAAGATTTTTTATTAGATCATCGGCATCACTATCTGGCAGTTCGTCGAATAGCTCTAGAAGAACTTTTTGCTTAGGAGTCAATGTTACTTGTAGTGGATTTCCTAATTGGTGGGTGTTTGTATCGGCGTCTAAATAACCATCTGGCATTCGATAGTCTTGTTCTAAACGTCTCGCGGCTTTTTCGCCGAAAGATGCTTTACCATTCATAAGCTGTGACAAATAACTCTTCTCTTTTTCAGGAAGAGTTTTATCGGAAAACCAATCTCTTAGGCGTTGTTGCCTGATGTTCTTCATGCTCATTTTATTTATAAGAACCTATATATCTAGGGATTTCACTATTTTTCTACCAGTTAAATTGTGATTAGTATTCACTAAATAAGCAAATGCTTGACAAATGTTTAGTATTTATTAAACTTTCTGTATTTCTAAAAGGGGTAGTTATGAAACTAAATGATTACATTTCTAATTTAAAGCGAGGTGAAGCCAAACTTCTTGCTGAGAAGCTTGGGGTATCCAGTTCCTATTTATCGCAAATGGCACATGGTTATGCTCCAGTTCCTCCCGCCAGATGTTTTGATATAGAAAATGCAACCAATGGAAAAGTGACAAGACAAGATCTTCGTCCCCATGACTGGCAGAAAATATGGCCTGAAATAAATGCTAACTGAGCAGTCAGTATAAAAACTGATTCTCAATAATCAATATTGCGACAGGAGACGTAAACAGTGGAACAAAACATCAACGCCCTGAAAGCCGAAGTTGAGGCGTGGGCGGCAGAGAAGGGGCAGGAGTATGTAGCAATCGAAATAAGCCGAATGTACTTCTTGCTTTGTGAAAGAACGGTATCAGCCAAGTTGCATCCCATTGAAATAAATGGGAATGCTAATTGGAAAGCTATCAATAACAACAGGCAGCAAATTTTCAGGTGGTTGCGCAGTGATTCAAGGGCTGCACGAAGAAAAGTATCAGAGTTGTTACCCGCTATCCAATCAGCCCTTCCACTTGAACGCAAAGCCAGAGTTAACGGTGAAACAACTAATTATTTGATATCTGTTGCGATTCGTGAATTTACGGCGGTGATAATTGCAATCCTATTGGGAGGTTTAGGAGGTAGTGACGTATCACAACAAATAACCGTTGCGATATCAGCACTGAATGCTTTGACAAACGTTTAAAAGAGGCAAGACCAATGCTTAAAACCATAGAAAAGATCACCTATTGTAATAAGTTTCGTCTGAATGGTGAGCTTGTAACTATAGAACAAATCTCAGAAATTTATGAAGGATGTAGAGAAGCTGAGTTAAATATCTGGGAACAGTATGAACGGCAAAAGGCCAAATTGCTGGAGGAGTCTCTTACCTTTGAACGGTGTAAGTCAGTTTGCCGTCAGATTGCTAAAATACTTGGAGCTTGATTATGAGTATGTCATTGATGGTAAAAGCTATGAGTATCAAAGTTGGTAATCCTCTTCGTAAATTGGTACTGATTAAGTTGGCTGATAACGCTAATGACCAGGGAGAGTGCTGGCCGTCAGTTGCTTACATTGCTGAACAATGCGAAATATCAGAACGTTCTGTTCAAAATCACATTAAGCAATTGGTAAAAGATGGCATTGTCTGTGTTGCAGAACGGAAGACACAAAATGGACTGAATCAATCAAATGTCTATTTCCTGAATCTGGATAAATCCAGTCATGGCTATAGTGAAAATGTTGCACCATATGGTGCATCTCTTGCACCCAGTGGTGCAAATTCTGCGGGGGTTAGTGGTGCAGGAGATGCACCCAGAACCAGTCACCCTTTTGAACCAGTCACGGAACCTAAAACCCCCCTTACCCCCCGTAAGGGGAAACGGGAGAAATTAAAATTCGATCCCATCACGGCAAAGCCTAAAAACGTTAGCGATGAAGTATGGGCTGATTGGGTCACTTTTCGGCTAGAAATTAAAAAGCCGCTGACAGAAACCATGTGTAAGCAGCAAGAGAAAAAACTAGCAGATTGCACGAATCCTGATTCAGTGATTTGCACGTCAATTGCGAATGGGTGGCAAGGGTTGTTTCCTGAAAAGTCTCAAAACATCAAACCTAAATTTACTCAAAATACGCATACAAGCTATGAGGGTATAACCTACGAACCACAGGATTCTTATTGGTCAGAAAATATTGATTAGGGGGAGAAATGAACTCTAATAGCTTACTTGACAGTATCAACATTGCCCCACGTTTTGAACATGCCAGCTTTGAAAATTATCAGCCTATAAACAAAGCTGCTCAACATAATCTGAAGATCTGCCAAAGTTATGTTCAGACTTGGAAAGAACGCAAAGTTGCGGGTGAGGGGATCATCATGTGTGGCCGTCTTGGTACCGGGAAAACTCATCTGGCTGTTGCGACATGCCGTGAAATAGTCACTCAGAACGGTATCAGTGCGTTTATTACAACCGCATCACGTATTATCAGGGCATTTCGTCGTTCATGGAGTAATGATGCTGACACCAACGAGTTCGAGACACTGAGGTTTTACAGTGAGTTGGATTTGCTGATCATCGATGAGATTGGCGTTCAATACGGCACTGAATCAGAGCGAAATATCTTGTTTGAGGTGATTAATAACCGATATGAAGATTTATTACCAACGATCCTGATCAGTAATTTGCCAATGAATGACCTGCCGGTGTTTTTAGGGGACCGAGTATTAGATCGTGTGTTACAGGGTGGGGTAGTGTTGGCTTTTGACTGGGATAGTTACCGGAGGGGGCAGTAGTATGAATGAGCTCAATCTAGAGTCTGCGGTTATAAGCGGATTGTTGTCAGGTGGTGCAACGCAGGATGCTTATGATGTTTTTGCAACGTTGTCAGAAGAGGCGTTTAGTTCAAGTTTTTTGCGTCGTGTCTACGTTGAAATCAAAAAACAAGCGTTCAGTAGTTCCCTGATTGATCCGATATTCATCGCTGAGGCTATGAGTGGAGATGGTAATACATTAGCTAATATCCTGGAGTTGAGTAAGAGTCCTGTTTGGAATGCAAACCTGAAAGGCTATGCCAATAAAGTTAGTGAATATTGGTATGTTCGGCGGGTTACAGCAGTGATCAACGCTGGCCAACAGGCGTTACTGGAAACTAAAAATCATATTCAAGCACAACATGTTATAACGGGCTTTATGTCCACTATGGGGGAGCTAATACGAGATACTGGCAACCTGGCTCCCGTGCACATCAAGACATTGATTGAAGGGTACATTGACACACTGGGGAGGCGTAACTTAGGTGAGGATAGTCGCGGTATGATTATGACAGGTATTGAGCCATTTGACTCGTTGACGGGGGGATTTAACCCAACTGATTTAATTCTCATCGGTGGTCGTCCCGGCATGGGCAAAACAGAACTGGCACTTTGCATGATTGAGGGTATGACTAGGAATGGAGGGGCGGTATTGCTGTTTTCAATGGAAATGGCAGCACAACAAATTACAGAACGTATAGTTGCTGGTTCTGTCCAGTTGTCAGTTTCGAAATTGAGACGTGGTGAATTTTATGATGAAGATTGGGCTCGTATATCTAACGCAATAAGCGAGTTAATAGATCGCGATATTCATATTCTTGATGCTAGTGAATTAAGCGCTGAACAGATATGTGCTATCAGTGAAACGCATAAGCGCAGGTACCCGAATCTGAAAGGTATTTTTGTTGATTATCTTGGGTTGATAGAAAGGCCCAAAGCCGAGCGTAATGACCTTGCTATCGCTCAAATATCCAGGGCCCTCAAGGGACTAGCTAAGCGATTGCATACACCTGTTACAGCATTGAGTCAGTTATCAAGAGACGTTGATAAACGGCCTATACATCAGCGTCGTCCTGTTGCAGCGGATTTACGAGACTCAGGTAGCCTAGAGCAAGATGCAGATCGAATTATTTTTACTTATCGTGATGTTGTTTATAACCCACTAAGAACCTATCCCAAAAGGAATTGTCATGTTGTATAATATTCTAGAACGGATAATTTCTGAAGGTATAGAGAGTATGACAAACAACAAATGGCGGCTCAGTGATGAGCTTTGGGAAAAAATGATGCCACTTATCCCCGAACATAAAACTCAGCATCCGCTAGGTACACATCGCAAACGGGTTGATAACCGCGCCGCTATGGATGCCATCTTCTTTGTGCTCAGAACAGGCTGCCAATGGAATGCCCTGAATGCAACAGGAATATGCTCGTCAAGTTCGGCTCACCGTCGTTTTCAGGAATGGCGTGACGCCGGCGTTTTTGAACGCTTCTGGCAGAACGGTTTGCTGGCCTGCAAGCACCTCGCGATCATCGACTGGTCGTGGTTATCACTGGATGGTTGCATGACCAAATCCCCTTTAGCGGGGACAAAAAAACAGGTCGTAACCCCACAGACAGAGGGAAACAAGGCGTAAAACGCAGCCTCATGACCGAGGCTAACGGGCTTCCTCTTTCACTCGTTGTTGGCGCAGCAAACACGCACGATATCAAACTGGTTGCAGATACGCTCGATGCACTTCAGACAGGCAAGCCGGGTAAAAAGGTCAGGCTGTGTCTGGATAAGGGATATGATGCTAAATGGCTGAAAGACTATCTACGAAGTCGGCATTACGAGCCGCATATTCAGTCTCGCAAGGAGGAATCAGATGCCTGCCAAAATACGGACTTTAAAGCTCAAAGATGGGTTATCGAGAGGACGCATAGCTGGATGAATCGCTTTCGTCGGATACTGATCCGATGGGAAAAGAAGGTCGAAAACTATGAAGCTATGTTACATTTTGCCTGCGGGATTATAGTCTGGAACAAAATCCTATTGGGATAGGCTCTAATACTACAGCCGTAGATACCAGAAAGTTGCATTTTCCTTGATGCTCACAACTCTGAGAAACCGCATGAATTAAGCTTTTCTATGAGTGTCTTTTCTGTTGAAAAAAGTAAGTACGGCTGTAGTACTAAGTCCAGCCAGAAATTATGCCGAGATTATTTTGGATAAGAATCGTCACGGTGAAACCGGAACGATATTCCAGGAATTTAAAAACGGGCATTACTTACCAACTGATCAAATTGTTGCTGCTGAAATATGTCGTACACAGCAACAGGCTAAACAAAAAGAGCGCCGATACGCAGACAAAGCATTTTAACTAAAGACCAAAAGAGGCAGATCAAAATGACCATAAACAGTAAACTGATTTTATTAGATAATTTGGGTAGTTATGAATTATCCCGTTTTGGGTGCAGTGCTGAAAGCATCGTTATCTTACAAATTTAGACTTAAAAGCTAGTCGATTCAACGTAAACGCCAGCAGGATGCTGGCTTTACCAAAATTGCTGGTGGATAACTAGGAGCTGGAGATGCTGAAGCGCAATTGTACTCTTCGAAGGCGGGAGAAAGCCTTTCTGTAGCTGAATATTGTTTTTCTAGTGAAGTGGCCTGATGGAACACACTGGGATGGTATAAGAGTTGAAGTTGTATTTGTAACGTACAAATTACATATCAAGTATATTGCTTGCGTTCAAAACGAAAAAAAAATACCATAAAATCTGCTTAACGCAATCAGGGTATCTAAATGAGCATTAACGACACACAAAGTGATATTACCGATTTGATAATAAACGCTTTCAGGCGTGATTTTTGGCTTAACGTACAAGATGCATTATATGCTAAGTATGCTGCAGCACAGGAAGTAACTGTAGGCAATATATTAAAACTTGGTGAACCGGAGCAACGTAGATTTAGGCCTCAGGCTAGGCACTATGGCCTTAATTCAGCATTGAGGGAGGCCGCAAGTCGCTCTGGTTATCTTTGTTACGATGCTGATACATCCCCGAAAGGGGAGCATTACATTATTATCGATTCAGAAGGTGTTAAAATTAGCCGTATTGGGTTAAATCACGATGAGCGCCATATAAGAGGTGCTAAACATCGTTCATTGATAGCCCAATTGAATGAAAAATTTGAAGGCTATACTCCAGATCTTTTTAGAGAAGAAGATAGTAAACATCATAATGACATTGATACGTTAGGTGTGTTGTTAATAAATATTAATCCACCATATCATGAATCTCAGGCCAGCATGATGGATTTAAGGATTGTGGTTCCTTTTACCAATATGAAAGGTTTTCACTATAATAAATCTGTAACGGAGCTTTTAGCCCTCTATACTGGAGAGAAGAAGATAGTCATTCCTGATATGGTTTTACCTAAGCTCAAGAAGCGCCTGAAGGATCAGGAAAAATAGAATAGGTGAGACATTATGAGAGTGGGAATTTCTGGTTTCCAATCTGAAAGGTTGACACAGATAAGAGAAGCGAGGGGATTATCGAAAATTAACCTTGGTAGGTTAGTAGATCGTTCGCCATCAACTATTACCAAATGGGAAAACGGTAATCATTCCCCCGATGCAGAAGTATTGCATAGCTTAAGTCAGATTCTTAATTGCCCGGTAAGTTGGTTCACAAAGCCTATTGTTAAGTACGAAAAAAAACCAGTATTCTTCCGAACACTTTCAACCACGGCAAAAGACTTATGTATCGCCTCAGAGCGATACATGGGGTGGTTTCAAGAGTTATCATGTAAGATGCAAGAATATCTTGATTATCCAGAGGTTAACATTCCTCATCTTAACGTAAAGGATTACAGAGCGATAGATGATCAATTGATTGAAAGAATGGCTTTTGAGTGTAGGAAAGCTTGGGGATTAGGTATTGCACCGATAGATGATCTATTACTGGTAATGGAGAATGCGGGGATAGTCTGTTCCAGATTTGAACAAGGTAGTTCTGTAATGGATGGCTATTCTCAATGGAATGATTTAGAGAATAGACCGTATGTGGTTTTAGCTAGTGATAAAGATAACTATTATCGTAGTCGATTTGATGCTGCTCATGAATTAGGTCATATAGTCTTACATCGATATATAAATAAATTTGATAATATCAATTTTAATCCAATAGAAGAGCAAGCACATAAGTTTGCGTCGAGTTTCATGCTGCCGGAAGAGTCATTTTCTGTAGAGCTTCCTCCATATCCTACATTGCAGAATTTCATATCTCTAAAAAATCGCTGGGGGATGTCGGCACAATCTATGATCCTTAGAGCGAGAAATTTAGAATTAATATCTTCTCTGGAATATCAGAGGTTATATAAAAATATTTCTGCTAGAGGTTGGCGAAAAGGAGAGCCGCTTGATGATCTTAGAAAACCAGAGTCGGTTCGTTTGTTACCTAGGTGCTTAAATCTATTATTGGATTCTAGAACTTTTAGTAAAAAAACACTTCTTGAGGAATTTGGTTTCCCAAAAGGAGATTTAGAGGATTTATGTTCAGTTCCTAAGGGATTCTTGTCAGAATCACAGGTACTTGATTTCCAATCCAGAATACAATTGAAGAATAGTATTAATATATCTACTACACAACAAGATACAAACGTCGTCAATTTATTTAATAGAAAGTAAAATTGGGAATTAATACTAACACCTGTTATTCTGTTCGTATCGGCCTGAACATCTGATAACCTAAACAAAAGCTGCTGTGTCATAACTTTGAGGATAAGTAATGACGCAGCATAGTTTTATCAAAATTTCGAATGACACCCTGAGACCTGCGACTCCCGCAGCCAGGGAATACCTGCACTCCAAAGTGAAGTGGGGCGATGTGCTCTATGCGGATTTTAAGAAAGCACGTAACCCGCGTTTCCATCGTAAATATTTTGCCCTTCTGAATCTCGGCTATGAATACTGGGAACCTGCTGGGGGTACCATTTCCCCGGAAGAGAAAGCGCTTGTGCGTGGCTACGTACAATTTCTTGCACACTTCGCGGGCAGTGAAGATGTCTTACAATCCGCTGCGGATGAATATCTTGCTGGCATATCTAAAAACCGAGCCCAGAATATTACTGCCACCAAATCCTTTGATGCCTTTCGGCGCTGGGCAACAGTGGAATCAGGGCACTATGACATTTACGAAATGCCCAACGGCAGTCTGTACCGTGAACCTCGTTCAGTCAGTTTCGCCAAAATGGAAGAGATGGAATTTCAGGAACTTTATAAAGATACATTAAACGTGCTTTGGAACTTTATTTTGTATCGCAATTTCCCGACCCGAAACGCCGCTGAACATGCAGCTTCTCAGTTGTCCGATTTTATGTAATGAGAGGCAGAGCCAATGGCTAAAAGTGAAAAACAGTGGCTTTCTAATGTGACATTACTGGGATGTATCTGTTGTCGGAATATGGGGTTGGGAGTAATACTTGCGGAAATTCATCATGTGAGAGTGGTACAAGATATGGCAAGCAATCCACAGTATGGCAACGGAACTATTGCCCCAAGTTAAAAGGGAAGTTGAAGAGGTACGGTTATGTCGGGTGTGATATTTTCAACGGATGGGCTGCAATTGACTCAGGCACAAGAAATTTGGTTGCAGGACTGGTTATCCAAGTTCGGTGCATGGGTGTATTCTGGCAGGCTTGATAAACGTCAGAGCAGTATGATTGCTGAGCTTATGGCGACGGTAGAGCTGAGAGGTTATCCAGAATGTCCGATATGCAATGATGATGACGGAATGCTAATCGCTAGGGTAGTAGACCATATTTACCACATTGATCGGGTTGCATTTGGGATGTTGCTTAGTACTACAGCCGTAGATACCAGAAAGTTGCATTTTCCTTGATGCTCACAACTCTGAGAAACCGCATGAATTAAGCTTTTCTATGAGTGTCTTTTCTGTTGAAAAAAGTAAGTACGGCTGTAGTATTAGTCGATATGTTTATTGTGTATCTGATAGAGCAATTGCCAAACATTATCATGCAACGGTTCAGCCAAGAATTATGATCCGCAGAAATGGTATGTTGCGTAAGCGAAAGCCATCAATGTCAACTTGTCGGCGTGAGGTTGAGGAAATATTAAGAGCAACGGAATATTTGATTTATCAACCATTGCAAGATGCCTTTATAAGACGGTAACAGGAAAGAAAATCAAGACTTTTGTCACGAACGTGTTGACATCTTTGAACTTATGAACCACTATTTCAGTATATGTTGTGATAGTAGTATTCGTGACTGATAGCCTCGCCCAGTGCGGGGTTTTTTATTGCCTGAAATTCAGATAAGACTTGCTGTTGTCATTGGTCAGAGTTACATGTGTGTCTATGCACAATAACTGACCAAAGGTTTAAATTATCATGCTAAAACATGAAGATATGACAACAACAGCCTCATGTGTTTTAGAAACAGTACCAATGTATGACTGGGTTTCTATTCCCGATGTTTCAACTCTGACGGGGCTATCAACACCGCGTTGCCAATTACTTTTAACTCAATTTTGTCTGGCTGGCTTGATGGAAAGCCGGGACAACGACACCTTTTTCAAGCGTTGCCTTTGATGGGGTGACTTCTTAAGCGGTGAAATGGATGGCTGGTGGAGTTGACGACACCAGCCATTCGCCTGTTCTGTGCTAACCAGAGAGTAAGCTAGTATCGATTATGGAAAATATTGTGAATTTAAGTGGTATCACATTAATTAATGACGACTCTCTACGATTTATCAAAACGTTACCAGACAACTGCATAGACTTAATCGCCACCGATCCCCCCTATTTTCGGGTAAAAGAGTGTGGTTGGGACAGACAATGGGAGGATGTAACGGCTTATCTTGCGTGGCTGGATGAAGTACTGACTGAATTCTGGCGTGTGCTGAAACCCAACGGCAGTTTGTATATATTTTGTGGTTCGCGTTTGGCGTCTGATACGGAAATCCTTGTTCGTGAACGGTTCAATGTGCTTAACCACATTATCTGGGCAAAACCTTCTGGTCCGTGGCGCAGGCAGAATAAAGAAAGTTTAAGGGCTTATTTCCCTTCTACTGAACGGATCATATTTGCTGAACATTATCAGGGGCCTTATCAACCTAAAGGTGATGGGTATTTCCACAAATGCCGCGAACTTAAGCAATATGTCTTTAAACCGCTTGTGGACTACTTTCGCAATGCACGAAAGGTGTTGGGTGTCACAGCAAAAGAAATTAACGCTGCCACAGGAAAACAGATGGCCAGTCACTGGTTCAGTGATAGCCAGTGGCAATTACCCAATGAAGTGGATTACCAAAAACTGCGGATATTGTTCGCTCGAATAGCCAGAGAAAAACACCAGAACGGAGAATTAAACAGGCCATATCATGAGTTAGGAGAATCTCATCTTACTTTGTCACGCCAATATGAGGAATTGAGTCTGGAATATGGGCTGCTGCGCCGTCCGTTCTCGGTGACGGTAGATGTGCCTTATACTGATGTCTGGTCTTTTCCACCTGTTCAGTATTACCCAGGTAAACATCCTTGCGAAAAGCCGGCAGACTTGATGGCGCATATTATCCGATCCAGTAGTCGGGAAGGGGATTTGGTGGCGGACTTCTTTATGGGATCAGGCTCAACACTAAAAGCGGCACTGAAGCTGAATCGTAGGGTCTTGGGTGTAGAACTGGAAGAAGAGTACTTTAACCAAACTAAGCGGGAAATTGGGGCGATGATATGAATAACTACCTCGCTGCGGTGAGGGGTTATTTGAGTTTCTCTCATTAGTTATTATGGCGAAATAGTGAATTGCTGGATAGTATTTGACGGATTTCATTGTCAGAAAGTGGTTGTGATCTCGGTGAACAGAGATTAACTTTTTGACTTGAAGTAATGCTCTTAGCGAGATCTATATAAGCTCTAAATTCAACTTGGCTGTGTCCACCTTCATTCATTTCCATCGGCTGAATAATCACATGATGGTTTGACAAAAAAAAGTTATACCAAGTATTTTTTCTCACTTTCTTTATTAATTTTTTAAGCAAAAACATTGCAGGTATCATTTGCCCTAGTAATAAACGAGATGTGGTAAAGGGAGTGTCGGGGGTACCAGAGACTTCTTTACCAGTGCTGACGTTGCGAACAACAATTTTATTAATATATAGTCGTATGTAAATTAAGCTCATAAAAATGTGTATGTCAGGTAATTCAAATTTGTTGCAAGTATACGTTCTTCTCTTAATGCAGTGAAGTCTGATGCTTATTGAGTCTTTTAAATCAATACAGGGCAAATCAGCCCAAGTAATTAAATTAACTAAATGATCACTCCATCAGTGGGATGGAATTATGCGTATGGACAAATACACCAGCCCCACTGCATACACTTGGGGCACATTTACAGCAATGCTTAGTGCTCTGTCGCTGAACGACTGGGCCATCATTATTGGCATTATCTGCACTGTTGGCACCTTTGGGGTCAACTGGTACTACAAGCATCGGGAGCTTAGCCGCAATGACAAAGACTAGTAAGTTAAGTGCTGCGGTTATCGGTCTGGTTCTCTCTGGTGCAGGTGCCACGGCGATATTGTCTCAGTTCTTGGACGAGAAAGAGGGTAACCGGCTATCAGCGTATCAAGATGCGGGGGGAGTCTGGACAATCTGCCGAGGTGTTACTCGGATTGATGGAACTCCCGCTCGTCAGGGGATGAGGTTAATGCCGAATCAGTGCCGTGACCTCAATGCACAAGAAGCAAAGCAGGCTATTGCATGGGTAAAACGCAATGTGCGGGTGCCATTAACTGAACCTCAGATAGCAGGTATTGCCAGCTTTTGCCCATATAACATTGGCCCATCGAAATGCTTCTCTTCCACATTCTATAGAAAGCTGAATGCCGGAGATAAGAAAGGCGCTTGTGCTGAGATAAAACGTTGGGTATTTGATAATGGTCGAGACTGTCGACAGACCAAAGGGCAGGCAAACGGCTGTTATGGTCAAGTTGAGCGACGTGCCCAGGAATCGGAATTAACTTGCTGGGGGCTGGATGAATAGACATTCGTTGGCCAGGATATTGTTTCTGTTTGGCTTCTTTCTTGCTTTGATAGGTAGAGATGGATGGAGCTGGTTTCTGGGGTGTTGTTGCTATGAAATTTAGCTTTCATTACTACACTATACTAGCGTTGCTCCTTATTTCATTGACAGCGTATTACTATCACTTTGAGTTACAGAAAGAACAGCATATTACAAAACAGCGGCAATCAGAAATCCAACAGCTTACGGATGCGCTTGATTATCAAAACTCACATATCACTATGCTGCGCGAACTTGATGTGAAACACACTCAGGAACTTGCTAATGCCAAATCTGAAATTGATGTTCTTCGCAATGATGTTGCTGCCGGTCGTCGCAAGCTGCGTATCCAAGCCACCTGTCCCGTGCGTGAGGCCACTATCTCCGGCGGCGTGGGCACTACAACCACAGTCGAACTCACTGGAGAAACTGGATCAATTGTTCTTGATATCCGAGAAGGCATCATCAATGACCGAGCAAAATTAAGATATTTGCAGGATTACATAAAAACTGAATGTTACAAGGTGACAAAATGAAAACAGAAGTTGATCTGATTTACTTCGAGAAAGACAGGGAAACGCAAACACGACTCAGTAAATACTATGTATCGCATAACAATTCAGAGACGATCCTTGACCAAACGCTTATCATCAGCAAAGACGAATTCGGTAAATACATTGCAAAAATGGCGTTTACTAATTTCCCTAAACTGAAATCAGAGAAAGAGACAGCATTAAAATTGGCGGACCGGATGAAACACATGAGTGAAGTGATAGAAGAACACTGGCAGGATAAGATACCGCATCCAGAGGCAGCTCCTTCTAATTGAGGAATAGAACACATTGCCACTTCAGAGCAAATGATACTGGGGTGGCAGGAGTATGTTAGGGGCAGTGCATTAACTGAGTATTGGAATTTTTTCTTAAAATCGGCTTTACGTCAGAGGACGAAGAAAAAAAATAGTGCTATATATTCAGTTAGCGTTTAAAGTTCCCGACCTCAAAAACGGTTACATTAACACCTTGGAAAGAAAGACAAGATAATGAAAGACATAGACGTACGGCGTGCTGTTCATTCTAAGATACTGAAGGAGCATCACAAAGATCCTGATACATTGATTATTGACGAGTTCACAATGAGTCTCGGAGCAAGCCGTGCTGATATTACGGTGATTAATGGACTTATGCATGGTTATGAAATCAAAAGTAAAAGTGATAACTTGCTCCGTTTACCATTACAGATTCAATATTATTCATCGGTTATGGATAAGGTAACTCTTGTCGTTTCTGAAACTCACTCTAAGCCAGCAATGGAGATTATTCCTGATTGGTGGGGAGTTAAGATAGTAACGCAAGGTGCAAGAAATGGTATACATTTACACACTGAGCGCCACAATCGCCTTAATCCGTCTATAGATAAAGTATCCCTTTCTATGTTGCTATGGAAAGAGGAAATGCTGGAAATTTTCTCTGATTTAGGTAAAGGCCGTGGTCTAAAAAGCAAACCACGGCGTGTGTTATGGAATAAATTAGCCGAAACTTTAGATACAGATGAGCTTCGTGATTTGGTCAGGAAAAAGCTTAAAGCCCGTACAAATTGGAAAGCTGAGAGACTACCTTAGTAATATGGTGGTTTTGTCCAATTCTCCTCCAAACTTCTGGACTGCCAAATTTGTGATTTCCCGCAGGATCTTGAAGGTATTGCGTGTATTCTCTCGCGTAATTATCAATATCTCTATCACCCGTAGAGAATGAATTTCCTGAGTATTCAGGGTGGGTCACAATTGCTTTACTATGAGCGCCATACTGTTCATAGCCATATCGATTCGCAACTTGTCCTCTAAATACTAAAAAATCACTATCGGCAGTATATCGAACACTGGCGGTAACACTGGGGAATCGAGTTGCAAGGCGAGAATAATCAGGGTGCTGTATACCATAGTCACTATAAATGATGTTTCTTAATAACTGTCCGCTAGAGTGAAGAGCTTTCCACAATCTCCATTCCAAGCGAGTTTGAGAGTAAGTTCCTAACGGTATGCCGCTCAAATCAATAGGGAAAGATCCTGATGCTAATGATATAGAACGGAATCTCTGTAGGTTGCTAAAGTTATTAATCAAGCCCAACGCAAGTATTTTGCTATGCCCTGAGCTGACATCACTTTCTGATAGCATATCTCGTAGATCGATAATTACATCAATATGCTCAGGGGTAATTTGTAATTCATGGATATAATCAGTAATTAGCTGAGGATTGACTAAATCAGTGGTTGTTAATCTGAAGCAAATTTCGCCCTGCACAAGGGTGCTGATAGATTGTTTATAATCGACTGATCTGGTCGGAGATGTTACCGGAATCACTCTAAACCCAGCGTTTCTTGCTTGGATTATAGCATTTTCAATCGGATATGTGTCTGTTGAAGCAATAAATTGCTCTTCGATTAAAATCCCATCTAAAAATACTATAGGAATACCATCACACCCAGAAAGAATTTTTCTCTCAAACTCATTTAGCATTTCATTATATGTTTTATCTGGGATATCTGTGTCAGGGTCTATGGGAACTGGCTCAATTTCTAATAGAGGAATAATCTTTGATTTCGTAAAAGTGTCGAGTTGATTTAATGCATTAAATTCAGCTCTTTTGGTCTTTAAGATAGGGATATATGAAATTGTTTCAAGCACTGTTTATCTCCTAATTTTGATAAGGTTAAAGAATAGACAGTCTATTACCTTTCGTTAGATAACACATAGAGAGCTGGATCGTATTTTCTTAAATAGATGAAGATATGCATTAGTAATCGTGATGTTATTCATGTTTCTTTACTAACATAATTTTCTAACGATAAATTCTTATTTCTGTGTCCATTCCCTGAATAGCTACAGGAATATCCGCATGCCATCACATCTCGTGGTGGCATTTTGTATCTATCGCGTACTAGTGATAATGCTGATGTATAATCCTCCCATGCAAGGAGGAAGTGATGTTAAAAATATTCAATTGCGTAAAACTTATCGGATTGCTGATTGTTTTTATTTTACCTTGTATCGGGTACTCGGAAACCCAATACGTAGATCCTATGACAACATGTCTAAATGATTATGTCCTTCCTAAATTATCAGCAGACATACTGCCTGAAAAGTTAGTGGATGATGCTTTTATTACGTGCAAATTTCAGGTTGATGAGTGGCTTAAGCCTTTTGAGGCTATTGATAAACGTGAAGAAAACTATAAATCTATGCATGATTTTTATGCTCGAATGGTAAATATCAGACGGAAAGCCGAATTAAGCAATAACTGAATGATGATTATTTGTTATTGAATAAATATTGTATGTTGACCACCTTCCACGGTGGTTTTTATATTTTAAGGGAAAGAAATGGCAAAAAATACTGACTGGGAGGGAATAGAGCGTGATTACCGTTCCGGCCTTCTCTCAATCAGGGAGATTGCTAAACAATATGGCATCAGTGATGCAGCGATTCGAAAAAGAGCGAAAACTGAGGGATGGGTTCGCACTATTGTTGAAAGTACGCAGTGCGAACCTGATGCGAACCAAGCGGAAAGTCAGGTAGCAAGTAACACCAGTAATATCTTGGAGTCTGAAAAGTTCGCAGAGAGTTCGCAAGGAACCGCAGGGATTCTAAAGCCGCAATACGAACAGTTTGCTCAAAACATAGCGGCGGGTATGCCGATGAAAGAGGCGGCAATTTGTGCGGGTTACTCTCCAGCCCGTGCTGATTCTCAATCATCCATATTGATACGCAGACCGGAAATAAAAGCCCGCATTCGAGAACTGAGAAACGAAGCGGCGTTGCTTGTTTCATTCAATGCTGGACACTTGGCTGAATTGTCGTTTCGTGCTGGGAAGGAAGCGTTAGCAGATAAGAAATTCGGGCAGGTTGCCCCAAATATTAAAAATGCCGCGCAACTTACCGGTATCGATATGAGCAGCAATAAAACTGAGGTCAATGTTGATCTCGCTGGTCTGAGTTATGGCAAGGTCTGCATTGTCACTCCCGCCAATTGCCCGGCTGATGTCTGGTCAACATATATGGAGAAATTGCGCGAGGGAAAACAGATAGCCCGGTCATAATTGATGGTGTGCTGTACGCCTTTAGTAGTGACTGGGCGACAGAGGTTTTATATGACCGAGCATTGGGTTCTGTTCGCTGGCGTTGGACATATGGCGGGCGTGGTGGCGGTAAATCGGTAGAGATTGCTCGTGCGCTGGTATTGTTGGGTGCTATAGAACCAATGACGATTCTTTGTGCCCGTGAATTCCAGAACTCAATCAATGATTCTGTTCTTGCCCTGCTTGAGGCACAAATCATTGATCTTGGACTGTCCCACGTCTATAAGGTCTTAGGGACTATCCCGACGCCATCATACAGTTTAGCGGACCTTTCCCCCTGA